CAACCTTACCAAACCACACACGCTTGATAGTTTTGGCACGGAACGTACCATCAGAAAATACAGCGGTCACAAGACCAATCATGTAGCAATCATCATAACCAACGAAATCAAGAGACTTGACAACGTCACCTACTTTTATTTCAATTTCACATTTCATAAGACTATTATAGCATTTCCACACGAAATACGCAACAAGGAAAACTCTTGCAAAATCAATAACTTACAAGTACCTCTCGGAACACACGTTTTGCCTGTTCGAAACTAGTTTCGTCCAGCACAATCTTGTTGCCTGTGCTGCGACATTCAATTTCGTAACAGTAATTCCCTGTGTGCCAGAGCACGTGTCGGTTGCCAAACTTGTCGTTTTGCGCGTCTAGAAAATGATAGTGTTTCATACAAACATTATCGCATAAAACACATAAATTTACAACAGAAAAATCTATTGTAAAATCAACAACTTATGAGATCCCGTATAACCGAAGGAGGAGGCACGAGAGCGTCTTAAAATGGGGGTTCCCCGAGTTCTGGGGGCAGGTCGAAATAGCGTATTCGGACTCCTGCTTCACGCAGCATCATTTCAGAGTGTTCGATTGAGTAGTGCTTGCCAGCACCAACGCCAGTCCATGGTCGGTTTGGTCCGATGACTTCCTTGATGCCTGCTTGAATAATTGCTCTGGTGCAATCAGCACAAGGCTTCGGTTCCCAGTTTAGATAAGCACGTGAGTTGTTGAGTGAAACACCAACACGTGCAGCATTGTAAATTGCATTTCTTTCTGCGTGTTCAACCCAATGATATTTTTCTGGGCGTTTCCAACGATCTTTCCAATCTTCTTCAATGCCTCTTGGAAAACCATTAAAACCCATCGACAAGATTACGTTATCATCATTGACGATGACACATCCAACCTTTGTCGATGGGTCCTTACTTTTCTGAGCGATCAGAGTAGCCTGTAAGATAAACAATTCATCCCACGATAGTTCATTACGATTCATAATATATTTTCTCAGTTACTTAATTTCAATCTTACGAGGTTTCTGTTCATCAGGAATGACGTTCTGCAATTCAATGGAAAGAATGCCATCAGCAAGATTTGCATCGCGAACCACTACTGTGTCAGACAAAACAAATTGTCTGCTGAATGAACGACCAGCGATACCCTTTGCAAGGTATTCGCGTTCGTCTTTCTCAGACTTTTTGCCAACGACTTTGAGTGAGTTCTTTTCTGCTATGATTTCAATCTCTTCTCTCTTGTATCCAGCAACTGCCAATTCCACATTGAATGTGTAATCACCAGTCTTGATGATATTCACAGGTGGGAAGGAAGATGCTGTTGAGGTTAGGAGATGTGATGCGTTATCGAGTGTTGCAAACACATGATCGAAACCAAGAGCGGAAGGAAATAGACGATCGAATGATGTGATCGATGACAAAGATGTGATATTAGTCATTTTGTAACTCCTTATTAAGCAAGTTTATAGTTATGAACCCCAAATGGGCATTCAATTCTATTTATACACCAGTAGAGCCAAATCCACCACCTCGCTCAGAGTGTTTTTCTGGTCTCTTATGAACGACTACAAAATTTGTCGATTCATTACATACAACTTCACCTTGGGCGATTCGGTCGCCTTTTTTGATAGTTGCAGATAGTTCAGAGATATTTGTGAGAAGAACAAAGACTTCTTCTTGATAGTCTGCGTCAACGATGCCTTCTGAGTTTGCAAGAACTAGTCCTCGCTTGAGCGACAAACCAGATCTTGGATGAAGGCGAATGCTGTAATTCTGTAGAGGCATTTTAGAACGAGAAATGTCTGCATATGTCTCAATGGTATATAATAGTTCAACCTTAAAGATAAGACCAGTAGGAATCAACAAACGATCGCCAGGATTGATGGAAATTTCACAGTGATTGTTTACTTCACTGTAAATCTGTGAGTTCCATTTATTATATCCTTTGACTGTGTTGGTCGTAGGTTGAAACGAAAGATCAAAACAATTTGCTAAAGAAGTGCCAAATGTTGGTAGTTCTAAATCATCACGAAGTCGATACACATTCACTGTCAGCACAAATTACGCCTCTTTCTTTTTCTTACCGATTGTATACTTTGAAACCAACTGCCACTGATTCTTATCCTTGAATGGAAGAATCTTAATCTGTGATAGTGGAGCAACATTGTCTTTTGTTTTTGCAATATCTACGAGTTTTACTAAACCCCATTCAGCCATTAGATTCGCAATGGTGTTGCGGCGTTGGATGTCATTATCTGACATGTTACTTGGCTTTCCGTCAAGTTCAAAAAGTTCCTTGAAGTGAACAATGTAATATTTGCCTTGTTTGTGGAGAATGTGGCAGGACTGATAGAGGATGTTATCCTTCTTTGCTGCAACACCAATGCGCGTGAGAGTCTCGCGGACTTTGAGGAAGTCGTCTTGCTTTTCTAATGTGACTTCTACTAATTTCTCGACCATGATCAATCACCTTTATATAATTGTTTTTTCATCGCGGCGATTTGGTCATCAGAAAGAATTTTTATTGCTTCCTCTGCTTTCGCGTCGGAGTATCCATAGTATTCTTTGATAACACTCAAATCACTACTTTGAGCCTTTTTATGCCATTTTGAGTATGGACGCTTTTGGGCTCTTACAATATTTAGGAGAAAGTCATATTTGAGTTTATTGTCGAGGGCTGTGAATCGATTCATCTCATTGGCTAATAGCACTGTATCGCGATGGTAGGAAAGTGCTCTGTTTACCATGAAAGATGGATAAGACTTCTCGTCCTGATCAGTCAGCAAGGCATATTCCTTGGTCTGTAGGATAGAGGGAAGTATTTCTTTGAATAGATCAGACATGTCAAAACCTCATGATGTATAAATAAAGGTGTCGGTCGCGATATTAGCAGTATCCACCGACTCTAACACTGAATAGGAGTGCCAGCATGTATACTTATAATATCTCTAAACGACTCTGCGAAATTCTTAACACAGAGTTTATCGAACACCCATCCATCAGCGATCAACTGTTGTGTGAAGTTCCTCAGCATGAAATAACATCATCTCGTGGAACAAGACAACCGAATGTTGATGGCGAATTAAATCCAATGTTTGGCAAACACCACTCTGATGAGAGTAAAAAACTCATATCAGAAAAAGCAAAAGGTCGCACCAGTCCACGAAAAGGTATTGTTTTGTCTGAAGAAATAAAACAAAAGATTCGTGACACCAAAGCAAAAAATCCACAAACTGGTGATAGAAATCCCATGTTTGGTCGTAAACACTCAGACGAAGCAAAAAGAAGATGGAGTGAATTGCGCAAAGGTAAAAATCCTAAAATCAAAGGAATTTCACTTCGACCATCATCTCTGTAAGACAAGCCACCATATTTAGTTCCTGATCTGCGACAAACGCTGACTGATATTGATAGCGTGCAAGAATTACAACCGCATTTGGAATCGTAGACTTATCCATGACATCGTATAAACTATCATAGATCTTACGATAAATTCGCGCAGGATCATCGCCACCGAAATCAGCAACCCATTTGCGCATTGCACCGAAGTTTTGATCTTTAAGTGCAGTTACAAGTTCACTCAAAGAAACATCAGCAATACTGGAAAGAATGCCAGCATCAATCTTACCACTGACAGAATATCTTTGCAGTTCGTTGAGAACACGACGATAATCAGGAAAGTGCTTCTTGACAACTTCAACTAATACAGCCTTGTCGTATGGTACTTTCTCGTTAGAGAGAATTTCTGCTGCACGCTTCATAAACGCAACAGCCATCTTTGGTTTATCTTCTTTGCGCAACTTGAACTCAATCACCGCACATCGACTATGGAGTGGTTCGATGATACGATTCTTAAAGTTACAAGTCATGATGAACGTGCAGTTATGTGCAAACTCTTCCATCGCAGCACGCATGGCTGGCTGAGTTGAGTTTGGATTCAGATAATCTGCCTCATCAATGATGATGACTTTTTTGCCACCAGTCATTGACATTGCACTGGCATAGTTCTTGATCTTGACTCGAAATGTATCGATGCCTGATTCATCTGATCCATTGACCATCAGATA